AAAGACAGTTGAGATGAATGCTCTTTATCACAAGTGTCTAGAAGAGTTAACACCTGTCTTAGGCCGTAAGAGAGCCAAGGAGAGTGCTAGATTCTTCAAGATGTACAACTCACAGATTACTGCTGACGTACAATTCAACATGCGTTCATTCGCTAATTTTCTCAAACTTAGAGCCTCAGAACACGCTCAGGTTGAGATTAGAGACATTGCATGGACTATGTACAAGTTAGTAGAGAATATTGAAGGAAACCCTTTTGAACATACCCTACGAATGATTAAACCATGAAGCTTAACCTTAACGGACTCTCACCAAGACAATATGCGTTCTTGATTATGAGGGATGAGTTAGGGTTAAGCTTTGGTCAAATTGGTATCAGGACGGGTAAGAATTACGCAGCCGCACGACAGCTTTACTTACGTGCAAAAGAAAAACAACTAATCTTAGATCAAATGAGACTAATCAAAGACAAAGTAATCAGTTTACTAACAGCTGATGCTAAGTACAGGGAGGACGACAACAAATTAATTGCTCGTATCTGGTATCAAGAATCTGTATTACTTAACTGTAATACAACTGTTGACCTCCTTACTGCTTTAGCTAAAGGTAAACTTAGTTCCGCTGAATCAATTAGACGTAGTAGGCAAAAAGTTCAAGAAGAAATGCCCGAACTCAGAGGCAGGAATTACAAAGAACGCCAGGAAGAATCTGGCCAAGTAAAAAAAGATTTAGGCTATGGCAAAAACACCTAAAGTAACTATCAGTATTGAAGCACAGGGACCTATGCTAGACATAGTCGTTCACTGTACTACAGAAGCTCAGGTAGTTAAAAAACTCAAAGAGCTTAAAAACCTAGTGAATCCACCACGTACTAAAGTAGTAGAGACTTATCGAAAAAGATGGACTACTAAAAAACGTACTTACTATCTGGACAATTCAGTAGGTAAGATTCAAGGTAAACACACATTCACTATTATTCACAATCACCCTCAACACCCAACAAACAAACTATGACAATTCAATCATTTAGAAACGCAGAATTAGACAACGTAATCCTAGAAGTAGGAGACCAAGACGAATGGAAGCAGTTAGCTGCTGAGATGGGCTTAGACAAACAAATGGAGTTTGTTCAACAAGCTAAATCTCCCCTCCCTTATCCTTACATGAACCAAAGTATGCAAAACATCTTTGGTACTTTGTGTGGAACTAAAGTAGATTTCAAAGAGTACTCCAAAACTCCAATACCTTTGGATGTTATGCGTGAGTTAGCCTTCTGCAGAGTAGAAAAGTACTTCAACGACATCAAGATCTGGTATGATGATAAGACTCCAGATCCTATTGCTGTAGGTACCTGCACTAGATTCTCTGCTAGTTACTATAAGACCCAAGAAGACAAAGACAAGGGTTCTTATTACAACAGAGAAAGCACAGCCTATGACTTTACTTCTCGTGAGCAAGCAAAGGATTATATTGAGACTATGGGCTTTGTGTTTAACGACACCAATACCCAAACCAACCAATACCTTATTGCTCGTTGGGCCGATGAATTGCGTCCTATGGAAGAACTCAAGACATTGGCTTTAGATAGACTCCAAGACAAGTATGTGTCGGAGTGGAACAAAGCCATCAAAGACCTTCAGTCCAAGGTACTTTCAGCTAAAGAGACGCTTAATCTTTTCTTGATAGGCGAAATCTCCGAGTGGGACTTAAGAAGAAACTTGTAATTTAACTTAAACTAATTAACTGAGGGGCCTAACAAGCCCCTTTTTTGTTATGCCAAACACAGAACTATTTTGCGATCCATTGGGTGTTGACTTCATTAATGAGGTACAACAGCCAGTAAGAGATAAAACCCTAGAGGAAAAGTTATCTCTTGTAACTGAAAATCTGTCTAATCGAACTAGGCAGAAAAAAGTAAAATTTTATTCAAGTCTTGAGCTAAGAAGAAGACTACAGATTTTAATTAGCAGCAATCCTGACCACGATGTAGTGTGCCGTATTGCACGTAATCTACTGGATCTTAAGTATGTAAGTCCAGAAAGTATCAATTACTTAGATTTATCTAATGACGACTACACCAAGATATCATTCATGAATCAAGAGAGGTATGAGAAAGTTAAGAACGATAGCTTTAAAACTTATTACTTTACCTCTAGATCTAGAATTCTTTGTGCACACAGAGGAAGAGTATTAGGTACTCACAGAGACGCAGAAGGTAATTTATACCATGGTTTAGGGGATAAAGAAATCTGTACTAGTTTCTACTTTAACAAAAATTTAGTACCAGAGCCTATTAAGCTAAAAACCATTAAAACTGTTACTGGTTTGAAGCATCACGAGGATGGTACTCCTGAAGCTATTTGTGAGTACTCCTACGAACTTCCAGAGGATTTTACAGTTGATTACCTAAAAACAAGTGATTTAGGGTCTAGGTATAGATTTAGGATAGCCCAAGGTAAATTAATCCCAAGTGGCTATGGTTACGAAAATCCTGACTTTGATTGGAAACTTGACAACCTTAAGGAAGTAATTAGACCTAGTGTATGGAATCCTAACTTAAGATTTCATAGTAGTATTCACAAGGTCTTGAACAAGTTATTCCCTACAGAGTACACAGAGCGTGAGAAGAATATGTTTGCCGAGTCTTATTACAGATTAGTAGTAATTAAAGATAAGAGCTATTCATTCTCAGTTGTTCAAGGTGAAGCAATTAAAGACGCATACCTAGAAGACAACTATCTTAGACCTATAAACGGAAGTACATTGTGGCAATCTTGTATGCGTTACCAACAATGTCAAAAGTATCTAGAAATCTATGTAGATAATCCTGATATAGTAAGCTTGGCTGTACTTGAGAAACATGGTATGGTAGTAGCTAGGGCTATTATATGGACTTCACCGGATGGTAAGAAGCATATAGACCGTATCTACACCTACAACAGTGAGGCAGAGGCGATTATGACTGCAAGCATAGGTACACTAGGTTATAGTGAACTTAGACTTTTCCACGGAGGACAGAAGTATGACCTAGAAATTCCATTACCGTATGAAAAGTTCTTGGGTTATGGTTATTTCCCGTACATAGATAGCTTAAAGTACTACAACCTTAACAACTACAAGCTACAGAATCACTGTGAGAACACTAGTAATTACATCACATTTAACGAAACTGACGGTACTCACTCAGACTATGACCGTGACGAGGAGCAGTTTGAGTGTGACGAGTGTGGTAGTACTAGTTCCGATGCAGATTTTTTAACAGAAATAACTGCAGGTAGACACAGAGGAAATTACGCTTGTGAAAACTGTAGAGTTTATTCCGAGGAATTAGATGCTGACATAGCAACTGATTATTCTTATTACTGTGAATACTCAGAATCTTATTTCCCTCAGGATGACATGGTCACTCTAGCAGATGGTTCTAGATGTTGGGGTGCACACAATGAAATACAGTCGTACGAGAATAATTATGGATTCTTTCTAACAGGAGATAATAACTTTGAGTACAAAGAGTATGACGGTTTGTATTACCACCCAGAAGATCCTGCCTTCCAAGCATTACTAGATCAAATTGAAGAAAATTTACAAAATCAATCAAACCAAACAAATCAAGACAATGAACAAATCGAAACAACAGACCGCCCACAAACCTACACTGGTGTACTCTAAACCAACTGTACTTAGGAATGAGGAGCAATTATTAAAAATAAACGCAGTTAAAAGCTTTAACACTAATTATGAGTTGTTGAAGGACATCATGTTATTCCAGTCCCCTACTTATGATACAGCACGTAACAAAGCTAAGGCTGCTTATTTGCTTGATTTAGTTTTTGACTACACAGGTGTTGAGGGCATTAACCTTGACGGTAACTTGTACTTTACTAAAGGACTAGCAGAGTTTTATCCTACTGTGGTAGCTCATTATGACACAGCCCAAGATTACCACGAGGATTTGCAAATCATGCAAACAAAAGACTGGATTTATGGCTTCAACAATTACAAAGGTAAACAGTGTGGCATAGGTGCAGATGATTCTGTAGGTCTTTACTTTGCTATTGAGATGCTTAAGCGTCTTGACCACTGTAAGGTAGTTTTCTTCTATGGCGAGGAACGAGGCTGTATCGGCTCTAATGCATGCAACATGCAGTTCTTTGACGATTCAATCATCGTAACTCAGTTGGACAGGCGTTCTTACAGTACAGATTTTATCAAGTACACAAACGGACTAGAAGTATTCCCAACAGAACACTACAACTTAATCACTTCATTGATGGATACCTATGGTTATTCGTTCAATGACGGTAGTTGTACTGACGTAGGTGCTTTGCGTAGAAGAGGATTGAAAGTAGCATCTCATAATTTGAGCTGTGGTTATCTGAACGAGCACATGGATGACGAGATAATCCACATCAACTCTATGGAGAATGCATTCTGTTTTGCCCAGGAGATGCTGGAAATGTTGTCAGAGCGTAACATACCTCTATCTTTTCCTGTAAAAATGCAAGTACAAGATGACTTGACATATTCAGGCCGTTCATCATATTATGATGTATTTGACGAAATTTATGAAAAAACCACAGGTAAAGTAACTAGAGATACAATTTTATCAGATGTAGATTTTAGGCATCGTGTTCTTGAGAATATGTATGGTAACTACGAAGTCTTTGTACCTGATGCTGAACTACTTGCTTATTACGAGGGTTATCATGGAGAAGAAAAAGATTACGAACTTGACCTAGCTTGTGGTGAACTGAGTCCAGAGTTATTTGTATGCTTGACTAAAAAACAATACACAGAGCTCACTGGAGAAATACAGGAAGCTGATCCAGAAGAACTAGTAGAGTCAAGATTAATAAACAACTTATCTCCAGTTACAGGAAAACCATTAGAAAAAGGTGTTGAGTACTACATAGATCACGGAGTTATTTATTGCAGAGATTCCCGTACCTATATTCCGTACGAAATGAGCCCTGAAGATTGTCTAATTTTTCCTGACGATGACAGAAATGCACTTAGCAGTATGTGCAATGAATTTACTTTTTAATTAACGGGGGAGAAATCCCCCTTTTTATTTTATTATGACAGAATTCGAACACTACGGAGAGTCGTTAAGTACGCACCCAGACTACTTAATGATGCAACGTCATTATCAAGAAGAATTGTTAATGGCTGAGTTGCAAATGACAGAAGAATTGAGTAAATTCGTAACCCCCGTTTCTGAAAACGAGGTCAATTTAATTGATACACAACAAGTTAAAGAAAATGAAGAAAACGTTTTACGAAGTACTCTGGGACCTGTGTGAGAAGAGTGGCTTCATTGAAGAATGGAAGTCAGAGGGTCTGCTGATACATAAGGATTCTAGAATGACTTGGCATCCAAGAGTTGCTGAGATTCTAGGTAAAGATGATTTATCAGTAGTAGGGAGTATTGCGGATTCAATTCCAAAAGTAGTTACCAAACCTAAAGAACCTGAGGTTGATATCTCTTGGATTAAAGAGTACATGGTTAAGTTTTCAGCCAAGAATCTAGGTGTAACAGCCAAGACTACTGATTTAGCTACTGTACAAACTAAAATGACCAAGTTTATCCAAAAGTACAAGTACACCAAAGAAGAGATTCTAGGTGGTACTGACCTCTATATAGATACCTTGCGTAGAAAAGGCTCTTTGAATTATGTAAGAGAGTGTGGCTACTTTATCTCTAAGCGAATTGATGGCATCGACCAAAGCGATTTAGCTAACTGGTGTCAGCAATTCAAGGATAATGGCAACCAATCAACAAACTATAACTCAAGGAACATTATCTAATGCAGAACTTTGAGAGGGTACTAGGTCAAATTGAGCGAAATAAGGCCATTAAAGAGAGTGGAGGTATAACTTCTATCCTTCCGCCTTTCCCTCGCTTAGGTGAGAAGTATGGTGGCTTTACCAAGGGTTCTATCACTGCAATAACTGCCGGCTCTGGTGTAGGTAAGACCAAGTTTGTAAAATACTTCACTATCATGAATATTTTCAAGCGTACAGTCAACTCCAACATCAAGCCTAAAGTATTCTATTTTGCACTAGAGGAATCTGAGACTGATTTCTGGTTATCATTCATTGCTATGTACTTGTACGAGAAGCATAAGATAACCATAAGCGTATCTCAACTGAAGTCCATTGGTTCTTACACAGTAAATCAAGAACTACTTGAAAAGATTAAGGGAGCAGAGAAGTTCATTAAGGCTTTGCAGAACAACGTAGAGGTTATTGATTACATCCGTAACCCTACGGGAATCAAAAAGCACATTAAAGCTTTCTTTGACAACCCAGAGATAGGTGATTATGAGTATAAAGAGTACGATGGAAAACAAGTACCTGTTGCTTATCATTACAAATCAGATGACACCTGGGTATTTTTTATTTTAGACCACATCAGTCTACTGTCTAATGAGATGATGTCCGAGACTAGAACTCGACTCAGTACTTATCAGACACTTGACTATATGGTCAAAGACATTACGCTGGAATTGTTTTCCAAGAAATTCAAGATGGCAAACATTATTGTTCATCAACAGACTCCATCATCAGAAAAAGCCCAATACACGAATAGAGGCGCACTGATTGAAGAGATGTTGGAACCATCACTAGAAGAACTGCATCTTAACAAAGGTGTACAGCAAGACTACGAGATAGTGCTAGGCTTGTTCAATCCTTCTAGACATAACATACCTGTGCATAGTGGGTATGACGTATCACTGCTAGGCCCTAAGTACCGTTCTTTGATATTTTTGAAGGACCGACACTTTGGCTTAGAAAATTCTGCAGTGGGATTATACTTCAACGGAGCCAATGGTGAGTTCCAAGAACTCCCTAGAGCCGAGGAGATGTCTAATCCAGTAAAGAATTACTACGAACACTTTATTAAGTTATGACCGAGCATTTGAAAGAGATTTACACAGAGATGTGCAAGAGAGTAGGAACTGACCTTTCAGAGGTTGATCTTACAGAGAAGAACTGGTACCACAAGTACCGTTGGCCAATCAAAGAAGAAGTAAGTTTCAGAGATTGGCTACTTAATTACCTAGAAACGAACCCAAACGCAGTAGACGCAATTGTAAGTGTAGGCATCATTCGTCATGTAGACAAGAAGAAAATGGCCACCGAGTTTGCTAGTTATTTTGGATGGGATCATTTAATAGAAACCGAACAATCGAAAAATTAAAATCATGTCAAGCAAATTAATCGCTATCGTAGGCCCTAGTGGTACCGGTAAATCTACCAGTATCCGCAGCCTAAGTCCTAAAGAAACGTTTATCATTAACGTAGCCCGTAAAGAATTGCCATTCAGAGGTGCAGAGAAACTCTACAACACTGAAAGCAA